CCACCACCGCCACCGCCAATATTTGAATTATTTTGAATTGTTACTGATGTGCTGACTGCAATACCTGTTCCACCAACTGAACCCGCTATACCCGCAGAATACCCCGCCCCGCCATTGCCACCATTACCGCCCATACCAACAACATAACCATTATTAATAAAAGTCACGCCATTAGGGAATGAGCCATCAATAGTTAATGCGGCTTGCCCTGTTGATGCTGAATAAATCCAAACACCGCTTGCAAGAGTAGCAATAACCGCAGATGAACCATTCCATCCCGCATTTAATGCGAGTGTTCTAAGGTTTGCTCTATCTTGATGCGATGAAATCGTGAATGAGAATGTTGGAGAGGTTAATCGCTTTCCATAAAAATCAGATATAGAAATTGCGCCTGTTGGGAAAGTTCCTGAACCGCCCGCATCTGTATACCACTGCGTGCCACGATAAGCATTTAAATTATTGCCCCTACCAAATTCAGCGTTGATTTGCTGAATTGATAGAGTGCCTGATGCAGGTAATGTCATTACATTGTTCCGTATGCTGTCACATTGCCAATAGTTGTGATATTTCCGCTTGAATCAACTTTGAATTTATTAACGCCTGAATAAGCAAAAAATAAAACTCCGCCTGATTCTGTAATAGTCCAGTTCACAAGAGTAGTTCCACTCGGTCCAGTTGGTCCAGTTGGTCCTTGTTGTCCAGTGTTACCAGTTGGACCAGTTGGACCTTGCGCCCCAGTTGTGCCTTGTGAACCCGTTGGACCTGTTGGTCCTGTTAATCCAGTTTCACCTTGAATACCTTGTGCGCCTTGTGGACCAGTTGGACCAGTAGGACCAACCCCACCAGTCTGACCAGTTAAACCAGTTTCACCTTGTATGCCTTGCGGACCAGTAGGACCAATCTCACCCTGAATACCTTGTACACCCTGAGTGCCTTGTGGACCAGTTGGACCAGTAGGACCGATGACAGTTGAATCAGCACCTTGAGGTCCAGTTGCTCCAGTCGGACCAGTAGGACCAACTTCACCTTGAATACCTTGTATGCCTTGTATTCCTTGCAAACCTTGAGCACCTGTTGGTCCAGTCGGACCTACTTCGCCCTGAATACCTTGAGAACCTTGGATGCCTTGAATACCTTGAGGACCAGTTGGACCAATATCGCCTTGAACTCCTTGGATACCCTGCGGACCAGTTGGACCTACTTCGCCTTGTATTCCTTGTGAACCAGTCGGACCAGTTGGACCAACCTCTCCAGTTGGACCAGTTGCACCAATATTCCCCTGAACACCTTGTTCACCTTGAGGACCAGTCGGACCCATAGGACCAACAATTTGACCCGCATCAAACCAAGCAAGTCCATCCCATACCCATAAATTACCATCAGATAAAACAACATAAGCATCATTCGGAAGATTGCCAACCATAGGCAAGTCGCCAGTAGTCGCTACTTCACCTTTTAGATTTATGCTTGTGCCTTGTGGACCAGTTGCACCCGTTGGACCTGTCGGACCTACCGTTCCTTGAATACCTTGTATACCCTGCTCACCCGTTGGACCAGTTGGACCAATTAATCCTTGTGCGCCTGTTGGTCCAGTTACCCCTTGGATACCCTGCTCGCCTTGAATACCTTGAGGACCAGTTGGACCTAATTCACCTTGTATTCCCTGAACTCCTTGAATACCTTGTTCACCTTGAGGACCAGTCGGACCAGTTGGACCTACGACTGTTGAATCTGCGCCCATTGGTCCTGTTGGACCTGTCGGACCTTGTGCGCCTGTTGGACCTGTTGGACCTACTTCAGTAGATGCCGCTCCTGTTGGACCTGTTGGTCCTGTTTCACCTATCGGACCAGTTGGACCTTGTATACCAGTAACGCCTTGAATACCTTGCTCACCTTGAACGCCTTGTAATCCTTGCAATCCTTGTGGTCCAGTTGGACCAGTTGGACCGACTGCTTGCTTATTTTCCCAAAGTTGTGTCGCATAGTTATAAACAAGAGCATCCCCATTTTGCGGATTAGTTAATTTAACATTATGCAATTCATCTAATTCAAATCCATTCGTGACTTTGACATAGAGCATACCGACTGAATGATGTTGTCTAACACATACGCCAATCATTACTAGATGGTCAGGTGCGCTCGGCTTTGTAGTTGTTAATCCGCCTGCAACTGTTGGAGATAGCCATACAATAGCTCCTTCTAACAATGCGCTTGTATCAATGCCACGAACTAATCCTTCAGTTGTTACAAACCCTGACTGATTATCTAAAATATCTTCAGTTAAAACGCCAAAAGTTTTACTAGATGTTGATTCAGCATTAGCCATCGCCTTTGAAATTGTTAGGCGATTACCTTGAGAGCCCTTAATAACTACTGCGCTACCATTTAAAATAGATGAGCCAGTTCTGTTATTACACATCTGCACTAATTCTTGACCTACTTGGAGTGTGACATTTCCACCCTTTAATCCCAAATCCATCGTGCCATCAGTATCGTTCCACGCCATCTGTGAAACACCAACAATTTCAGCCGCAGTTTGGTCAAGCGTAATTTTATCGACAGTTATTTCATCACGCCATTCAGTATCGTAATCAGTGCCGCTTTTTTTAACAATTAAATCATTAATTGCTCCGCCTTGCGGTAATCCATAGCCTCTCGGACCTTGGATGCCTTCGCCGCGCAAAACAATAGTACGAGCTTGCTCTTGCAATACAATGACTTGACTATCAGGGTCTTGAATTACTTGAATTTGATTAGTTGCATTGATTACAGTTATGCGATTCATTTTGTTGCCTCAGCGCATACCTTAAATGAGCCTTCTAAAATACGATTTACAGTAGAGCCGTCAATTAATTCAAGGTCATAAACACCTGAACCACTCAAAGGCTGAGTATCTGTTGCAGAAATTCGCAATGTTATTTTTCCTGCGAATGGGTCGAATACAATTCTATTATTCGCAGTAGTCAATTCAATTAAAGCCGTTGGGCTATTATATGTCCTGCGCAACTGCATACGAGCAGTCATGCCAGTTAAATCAAAAGGATTACCCGCTTCATCTTGATAGATAAATGTTAATTCAAAAGTCGCACCCTGTTCAACTTCAATATCTAATAGTCCTGCAAGCATTTAGATTGCTCCTTTTGATTGTGTTTCATTATTTGCGTTTGCTGAAAATTGTCTTACTTCAACTTGAGGAGCAACATATTCAGCAATTTCACCATAAATGCCCGCATTACCATTAGCCCATAATTCTTGAATATGAGCATATTTATCATCGGGACTAACTCCAACTGGATGTTCTTCATTAAATTCAGCATATTTAACTAAACAATTGAACATAGTATGAGCTTCATCAGCCCATTGAATATTTTTTACAGTTTCAATAGTAAACATTTTTAATCCTTATGAAACTCTAACAAAAAGGTTATAAGTCATTTGAGTGAAAGTTATATTATTGTCAGCATCATAACTAACTGATAATGGACCTCCATAACTCATACATCTCCAAGTTCCTGATAGAGTTGCTGAACCTTGCGGCGGATTAGCTCCTGTTGGACCAGCATTTCTTCTAGTAACTGCACTCATTTGATACATTGTGTAATTTTGGTCACTAGTATATTGACTTGTAAAACCTCCAGGTCCTGATTGTGCCGCAACATAAGCGTTCGGAACATATAGAACACTTCCTGAAACTGTTTGACCTGCATAAACGCCACTGCTTGAATAATAAGCGGCTCGTACTACTGAACCAATAGAATTTAAATCGGTATTTACTATATTGCCTTGTTGTCCATTTAATGAATTGACGATTCCACTTGCAATAGCCGCATTTTGTGTCTTAGGTGCTCCAGCATCTCCATTCGCTTGAGCGGTAATATTATCTCGAAGTGCAATCAAATCAACGCTTCGTATTGGTGCGCCTGCCGCTAAGTTGGCATTCGGTATATTAGTCCATGTCATTTATTGATACTCCCATCCTTCGCTTCCATCAGGCATTAAGCCTAAATCATCTGCAAACCAACCACTTGGAGCAGATTTTTCTTCTTCAGTTGCATTAATATACAAAGGCGCATCAGCCGCCATATAAAATCCAAAGCGTGTTCCTCTGAACATAAATCTCTGCATCTCATATTCAATTGTTTCGCCTGAAACAACCTCTTGCACTGATAAAATTTGATAACGCTCTAATTCTTGCTGACCATTAAAGTTTACGATATTGCGGTTATATATGTCCACAATATCCGCAGTCCAAATTCCTCTATCCTTAGCATCAACTCGAATCTTCATATATTTAGGGTTCTGATAACTTGCCCCTAATAATCGCGCCGCCAAGTTGATAGCCTGAGCATTATTTTGAATCCAACGAGCGTAAACCTTACGAATACGACTTTCGCCATATTGATTATCGCTTTCAGCATCTAAGTCGGCTCTAAGTTCAATTTGTTGATAGTTAGGACCATTATCAACGGCTTCGGCTCTATTTTTTGGATTGTAATAAATCCAAACTTGACTAACTCTGTTTTTTGGGTCAGTAGAAAAGCTCGTTGAGTTTTCTATAATATTAGATTCATCTGTAAAAACGGGGGCTGTTCCGATAATAGGTCTAATAGCTCTAAGTTTTATTTCTTGGTCACGCTCATCCCACCATACATAGAACAAAACTTGTTCCATTAATTCATATAATAGGTCATCAACACCAGTCGGCTCGCTAATTAGTGTAGTAACATTGAATTGAGGAAGCCAAACAGAGCCTTCAGCAACCCAATCAGCATATGGAATATATGAACTTGGTATTTTTGCATAAGTTGTAAGCAAGTCGTAAACAACTTCCCAAACTGGAGTATCAACATATCGCAAACAAACTTGAACATTTGAATCTACATCATGTGTATCAACTATTGACCCATCAGTTGCACGGGTTACTCCTGAAAGCTGAACACAATCAATTCCAGTAATGACTACTGAGCTTCTTGATGTGTAAGTCATCAATTCATCATCAATACGAACAGTTCCGCTTGTCGGATAATCAGCTAATACTGCTTTTTGCATTGTAATAGTTGTGTCTGTCGTATTTAATGCGTAAAACAATTCGCCAGTCGTTAAAACTGGAGCTTGAGATTTTTGTCTATCAGCTAATTTCAATGGGTCTTTAGCAACAATACTCACCTTGCCATTTGAATCAGGACCAGTAATCGTATCAATTAGATAATGGCGGACCTGCATATCAGCAATATCCTGACCTAAATATCCCTCATAGATACGAATAGGTCTGTTTTGATAATATGGATTACGAACTAACCACTTTGACCAAAATGTGCCATTCTGAATAGGAATATATGACCGTCCTGTGCGATATGGGTCAGTAAGCATATCTGAATACGGCGCATCTAAAAAGGAGATTGTCGCCACTGCTCTTTGACCCAATGGGCTAATATTTTTATTGCCGTTTGTTGGATTGATTTTAGTCGGAGCAGTTGTTACCGAAGTCAGCATTGGCAAGATATTCATATTTCTTGGCAAGTCTGATTCAGGTTTCCCGAATGTAATAGTTTTCACTCCACGACTAAAAACTCCCTGCACTTGGCAAGTCGCATAAGTATTAAAGCATTTATTAGCAGGAGTTGAAGCTGTGCAAGGCGCAACACCATAAGTCAAATTGCAAAAATCTTGGTCAATTTGAACTAATGTGGTTGGCGTTCTGCCGACTGTAAACTCATTCAATTGATAATCCTGACATAGATAAACTAACTTGCATTAAATCACGCACCCCAGTATTGCTCGGTTTAATATCTGTCGATACCCATACATAGCCAACATCTTCAGGATAATTATCAGGTCGCCATGCAAAAAAGAACGGATATAAAACAGCATCATCAATAAAATCTTTAAATGTAGTTCTCACCCAATTATTATCTAAATTATTGTATGAGGCACTCATAGATGAGCCACTACGAATAACGCTTCTACCAAGCCATTGCCCGCCCTCAGAGCGATTAGGTCTAATAACACTATCTCTGCTTAAACTAATCGGAGTTAGCCCTGCATAGCAAGGTCTGAGCATTTCTAGGACTGTTCCAACAAACACAACGCCAACGCTAGGAATTGAACCGTTTGTAATAGATAAACGGAAATATCTAGCTGTAACGCTTGCAAATAAAAACATAATAGGACTGTCATCAGTTGGCGTAACGCTGTCAATTGTGGTCCATGTTGAATTATCAGGCGAGCTTTGAATAGCAACCGTGCAACCCATTGAGCCTAAAGTATGAGCCGCAATGCCAATATAGTTCACGCCAACACTTGCGCCTGCATCTAAAGTCCAATTTGCAGGAAGCGCAGTAGGTCGCCAAAATTCATATGTCAATTCATTAAGCGGTGCATCCGCAGGAAAGTCAGTTGCGCTTGTTGATGCGCTTGCCGTGCCAGTTCTTGTAAAAGTTTGATGACCAATTCTTGAATGGCTAAGTGGAATTGTAGGATTGAATCCTGTTTGAACCTTAATCATGAAAGCCTCAAAGTAGAGCCATCTGAAATGACTTCATTAATCTGTGTTATTAAATCACGAACTTGGTCACGATTGAAAGTATTACCCTGCAACGCAATATTGACAACTTGACTTGAACCACCGTTGCCACCGCCTGCACTTGCGCCACCGCCACCGCCTGCAACTGGAGCAGTTGGAACAGCACCCGCAGGAGTTGTGGATGCAATACTTGGAGCAGTTGTTGATGCGCCATTAAATTGAGATGATGCAATTGCTCTCACATTGGCAAAACCTGCCGCCGCTTGCAATCCTGCCATAGCAAAAGAAAACGGAGCGGGATATGCCGCTAATGTTTTATTAATGCCCTCATATGTTGATATAACAGCGTTCACAAGTGATGCCGCTTTATTAATAGCAAACATTTCCTTAGAACTATTAGCAACGGATGAAGTCATATTCATCAATTGGCTTGCAACTGTTTGAGCTTGATTTTGCCATGACATAGCATTAAATTTTTCTAACTGTGTCATATTTTTCTTACGAATATCACCCATTCGTGTGCCATGCTCATTTTCTAATTGCTCGAGCCACATACGATATTGTTCTTCGCTAATCATGCGATTTGATAACGCTGTATCTAATTGAGTTTTTTGTTGCTCAAATTTTAGCTGTTCAAGTTGCGATTCAGTCATAAAAGATTCTGCTAATACTGCCAATCTTTCAGCTTCTCTAGCTCTTAAATCTTCTAACTTTTTGCGTTCTTCTTCTTCCTTTTTAGGGTCTACCATAGTCGGAGCCGCTACTTTAGGCATGGCATCAACTGGAGGACCCATCATATTTTCTTTTGCTTTTAGCTCATCAGTTCGAGCAATGACATCCTGAAGTGTTTTTTCTTGGCGTTTTAATGCTTCTAATCGTTCCTCTTTTGGAGCATTAAATAATCCCCACTCCTTATTAAGCATTTCAATTTCTTCACGGACTTTTTTCAATTGGTCTTGGTAATTACCAAATCGCAACCCCATTGAAATCATATCGCCAAATGTAATGCCGTTCTTGATTGCAATTAAAAATTCCTCGCTTAGTCTTGTCAAATATGGCATGACCTCCATTGCAATTGCCTTGCCCACCCCACCCAAAGCGGTATTAAGTCTTGTCAAATTGTCATTAAATTCTTCAGCCGCCTTAGCCGCTTGTGGAGTGACTACTCCGCCTAAACGCTCAAGCTCATCACCTTGTTCACGAATTGCCGCTGAACCTTGGTTCAACAATGGAATCATGTTTGCGCCTGCACGACCAAATACTGCAACGGCTAAAGCAGTTTTTTGTGCGCCATCTTCCATAGTCACGAATCTATCCGCAACTGCCATCATTACTTCTTGAGAAGTTTTTAATGTGCCATCATTATTTTTAAATGCTATTCCAAGGGCGTTAAATGCTTGCAACGCATTGCCTGAACCTTGACTTGCTTCGCTAAGTCCACGAGATAGTATTACAAAAGATTGCTGTAATGAGCCAATATCAACATCAGATAATTTTGCGGCATATGCCAACTTTGATAAATCAGATGTTGTGATACCTATTTTTTGAGATAACTTATTCAGGTTATCCATTGCATCAATTTGACTTTTAGTGAAAGCGGCAATAGCTGTCGCAGTGCCTACCGCAATCAATCCAATGCTTTTTAAGCTGTCTGATAATCCGTTTGTGCTTCTATCAAAATCATTTACTTTTGATTTTGCATCGGCTAATCCTTTTTGAAGCTCATAAGTATCAGCACCAATCTTGACCGTTATTTGCCCAATTTCACTCATGATAATTTCTCATATAGATTAGCCCATTTATCTTCCATCATTTCAGGCGGAACTTTTGCATCCCACATCCACCAAAATTCAATCGGGTGCATCCGCCAAAACTCTGACGGAGCTAAACCCCAAATTCCGACAGCTATTTTATAGACTTCTTTTACAAATTCATTGCGCCCATCAATTACTCTTGGGCGACCACCTTTTTTGTCGGCTGTTCCTTTTGCGGTGGAATCATCATTGCTAATAAAATATTAATGCATCCGATAATGTTAGTCGAATCATTCCTATCAAACATTGCCTGATAAATTTCTGCATCAGTTACCTTAGCTCCTGCATATTTTAAAATAGAAGCATATGCCATCGCTAATTTCGCCAAAGGCGCATCACCTTTTTGAGCATATTCACCCAATTCTTTGAGTGTAATAATTTCCTCAATGCGAGCAATTGCGCCCATTATTCGGTCAGGGTCAATCTTGTAATCAACGCCTTGCCAAGTCAAAATGACTTCATCAAAAATACTCATAATACTTGTCCTTGTGAGTTGGTTTTAAGTATTAAGGAGTATAAGTGAATGCGCCGCTTGACTGTAATGAAGCTGTGAAAGTAACCGCATCTTGATATTCACCTGATTCTTCAACGCTTACCAAGTAAAAATCGCCTGCAATAACAGCACCATCAGGATATTCAATAGTGATGTCAGTTAGCATTTGTGAGCCACCGCTTGCAACGATTGTTCTCAAAACTGCATCTTTAGTAATGCCTTCAACTGACAAATCAATCATACGAATTGATGGGTCAGCTAATAAAGTTCTAAAACCTGAATCATCATCGCTAGTCACATCAATAGCTTCACCATTGATTGTCACTGTCTTTGTGCGAACGCCTGCAAGAACAGTCAATCCCTTTTTAATTAATAACTCACGACCACTAGATGCCGCCATAATAAAACTCCTTTACAGTTTTTCTACAATTAATCTAAAACGCTGAACCCCGTGTCTTGTTAGCCCATCAGGGTCTAGCAAAGTTTCCGAATATTCACTCAGCATTAATACTGAATGATACCCAGTAATAATTAAATTTGAAAGGTGCAAAGCATCATAAATAATGCCCTGAATCTCTTTTGTTTCCTTGCGACCACGATACCTAGACCATACATGGATTGTTAATGTTGCCTCTTTTCCTTGGCTAGTATCTGTATCCCAGTCAATCATTGTGTCATCGCCAATGGTTACATAAGGGAAAACGCTATCATCTCCGCTATCAACTTGCTGAGGCACATTATCATAGATTGCGCCTTTAGTAGCATCTTGCACGCTTGGAGCAAGTGCCGCCTTCAAAGTTACATCAGCTATGAGCTTGTCATAGATTGCTTTTTGGATTTTATATTCAATGCTCATTTTGCTCTAATCCTTGTAAATGCTCTTTGTAACGCCTGTTTCATCTTGCTAAAATAGCCTTTCATGTTTTGCTCTAAAGCAGGAAACATAAATGGTCTAGCCCCCATATTCCTAGTTCCATATTCAAGGTGTGCCGCATAATTTACATATGCGCCTATTTCAGCTTCAAGAGCCTTGGAATTTTCAGGCATAACAACCGCAATGCTACTTGCAAGCCTACCAGTATCAGTCCTTGGCGGATTGCCCTCTGCCGATGCTGTGTGATTTTTATAAACACGACCATTCGCAGGAGAGTTTTTAATGCTTCGAATAGCCGTTGAGCGAATATTTTGTGCAGTTGCATTAATAACATCCTGCACATCCTGTGTCGCCTGAGCATCAAGACGGGCAAGTGCTTCAGTAACGCTTTTCACTCCATCAATTTTGACAGAGGTTTTCATATTAAGTCGCTACGCCTGCTTCAAGAATAAGCTCTAAAAACTTATTTTTAAACTCAACATTATTCACATTGCGAATCTGATACGCTTTATCTTTAAAAACAATGCGATTCACTTCGCTAACATCATTGCGAAATCTAATAGTTGCTCTAAAGTTAGCAATAGCGGTCAATCTGTCATTCTGATAACGCTCAGAACCACTTGTTTGAACAATATATGCCCATACTGAATGAACATCTTTCCATGTTCTAACCTGACCACCTGAGCCATCATCAGTAAGCTCTAATTTTTGGAGCATTACTTTATTTGATAGCTTTGCAGGTGTAATGTCGCAACATTTCATCATAGCTTAGTGAAAACCCTGTAAGGATTGAGAGCCATGCCTGCTCCTGACTTTGTAATTGCTTCTTCAGGAGAACACTCGCCACGATGGTCATACAAATAGCCTGCTACCTGCACAATGCCAAGGCGGATGCCTTTAGGCACATTCTCAGTGTCAGTGCCATAGCCTGCTTTATATACAATCTTCAAGCGGTCACGAGTTCCCATTACTGGCTTATTTGTAAATCTAATTCTTGCAGGAGTGCTAAATGTGTCTAATAAGTAATCTGCGGATGTAATAGTTGTTTCGCTATTGTCATCAGCATCAATAACTGCAACGCTAGTGATTGAAATTAAATTGGCATATGGAAGCTCAATCCAATCCTTATAAAATATTGTGTCTTGGCTTAAGCCATAAGTTGCAGTTCCATCAAAAGGATAGCCGTCAAAAACCAATGTGTATTCATTAGTGATTAATGCCTGACCTAAAAATGCTATGACCGCTTTATTAGCCGCATCTAAATAAAATTCAAGACTGCCACAAGATTCATCTTCAATTCGAAGATAATCTTTTAAGTCTTGTTCAGTTGCAGGGCATAACGCCTCGCCTGACTTTAGTGCATAACCATTAATCGGATTCATTTTTTACCTTGGGCGGTCTGCCTCGTCTTTTTGTTTCAGGAGATATAACCTTTGTTTCAGGTTTAATAACCTTTCGTTCCAACTCGGGTATATATTCAGATGCCAACTTATGCTTAATCAATTCAGTGCCTTTATAGACTGAAACATTAATTAATTGTCCTTGTTTACCTAGAACGCAGGTTTTTGTGAGAGTAATTAGCATTTGAATATATGAGGGGAGATTTCTCCCCCCTCAACTCGCTTAGGCGAATGTGCCTTTAACGAATGCTTGTGGGCGATAAACTGCCAACGCTACACGCTCCTCACCTAGAACTACTACACCGTTCTTGATGAATAAATCTGCGTGCTGTTCAGCGATACGAACAGTTGCTTGCTCACGGTCAAACAATGTTGCGCCTAATGACCAGTTGCCTAACAAGAAGTCACCTGCCGCCATTGCTGTTGATTCGTAAACTGGAACTCTCCATAAGCGTGGCTCTGCGCCAGTTGCTACATTTGCCCATAAATAGTGACCATCTGAACCTTTTAACAACTCTAAAGTTGCAAAATCAGCAGGGTTCAAAACGATACCGTTTGCAAGATACTCGCTAGAAGCGGCAAGTGCGATTGCTTTACGGATGTGGTCAACTAGGTTGTCACCAACGGCAGGAGCGCCCGCATCTTGAACTGAAGCATTAACCATCAAACCTTCGATTTCACCGCTTGTGCCAGTACCGTATAGGAACTGTTGGTCTTCTTTAAGAGCCAAACCATATGTCAAACGATTGTCGATTTGATTTTGCAACATAGCCGCATCGCTAAGGATTTGGCGTGAAGCAACAACATAGTGAGCGATAGTTTGAACTGGAGTTGAAACCAAGTTATAAGCCAACTCTGATTCAGCTTTAGCCGCTAATTCAGCAGTTTGAGGAGCCGCATTGTTTGTGAATGTTTCAACAAAATACTCAATAGCGTTAGATTGTGTTGAAGATACATTCAAGAAATTGCGGATGTGTGCAGTGCGGTCACCAGTTGGAGCGAAATACTCAGGCAATCGCATTGCTTGTGGAGTTGGACCGTTTGCAGATGTCAAATCTTTACGGAACATACCGCCAAGCGTTACTGGATTAACTGACTTCAAACCACGCTCTTGAGCATATTTGAATTCGTCAGAATCAGTAAATTGCTGACCCAATGATTTTTTAACTTCAGCTTGTGCGCCAAAACCAACATGATTAGCCTTCTTTTGGAAAGCCTCTAGGTCAGCTTGAATAGCATCAATGCGTGAACCTACTGTTTTGATTTCTGCGGCAGTTGCGGCAGTTGTTTCGCCATGCTTTTTGATTTCTTCAGATTGGCGTTCAACCAATGATTTCATCTCAGTAGCGGCAGTGTCAAAATGACCTTTTAGTTCTTTAATATCCATGACTTTTTCCTTTTTTAAAATAGTCTGTGTTTAGCAAAAGTGCCGAAATCGGCAATGGACTTCATTAAGTCCTCATCAATCAGCGGCTCTTTATCTTCAGGAGTGAGATTTAATTCAATATTCATCTCGGCTCCTGCATCAACGAGTGCTTGTAATTCAGGGAGAATATCAGCAAGTGCTTTCAATTCTTCCTTACTCAACTCACCGCCATTAGCTAATTGGCGAATAAGTTTAAGATTCTTAACTCCAGTCACAACCGCCATTTCATTAGCGGGGAATGTGACTGGACTAAATTCAAATAGTTTTACTTCTTTAATGCGGCGAACTTGCATTGCATCATCCCATTGAGCCTTGCCCATTGGAATTGAGAAGCCGATAGACATTCTATCAACAACGCCATCACGCATTAATTCTAGAGCTTCATCACCTAGAGCAGTCTTGCTAATCTTGCCTTCTACATATAAACCCTTTGTATCTTCAACCATTACAGTCGGCATCCCTAGCGGTTCATTGTGTTGCCATAATACTTTGATTTGCTTTGTGCCTTCAGGTCCACGCTCTTGAATAGACTTAGTAAACGCACCTGCTTCGATAATGTCGCCAACCTCATCCACATTGCCAAAAGTTGAGGCATAACCTTTAAAGGTGCGCTCATCCATATTGATTTGCGAATCATCAAATGCGATTGCTTTGATTTCCATTGCTTTGCTCATATATACCTCGTTGGCGTTCTATTATTTCAATTTTGCCTAATTAAATAAATAAATGCAATTATTCCTCAAAATAAAGGATAACGCACCTGCAATTAATTATATTCCCTGCACTACCTGACGGGTCGCCTGCATACTGCAATTCCTCGCCATCAACTGTGAATGTGTCATCTTTATTGACAACCTGCCCATCAGCTTCAGCATGAGCCTCACGCTCCCTGCCATCAATAAAAGCCACCCATTCTTTTTTTAGCTGTAAGCCTGTCGCCTCTGCGGCACTTTCACTGGCGTATCCTGCGGCTGAGTGAGTTTCAGTCCTTGCGATAGTATTTGCCCTGACATTTCCGATGCTAGGTATCTTTTCTTCAATGTTTTTAGCAATTTCACGCACTCCAAGACCTTCAACTTCGCCTTGCTTAATTAATGTGCGAAGTTGTTTCATAGTCGTTGCAGTAATTAGCTCAGATGTATTTAATGACCATGTGCCAACATATTCCTGAACTTTGCGCATAAATATATCGTTTGAATCTTTGCGCACATTAGGAGAATAACTTTTCAATCCTGACAGTATTCTTTCACCATATTGAACCAAGATGAAACGATATTGGTCAGCTAAGAACTTTTGTATTTGCGGCATTGCCTGTAATACTACGGCATCAACCCCAACGCTTGCATTGTCACGCACATAACGAGCAACTGCTTTTCGCATAGTTGCCTTAATAATTCGTGCCATTGACCTTTCAAAGCCTGCCGATATTCTTTCAAGCAAAGCATTTTGAGCCGCAAGTTCACGCCTGCGGTTCATTGTGGTCAAACCTCTAGCCATTTATTTTCCGTATGACAGCTTGGATAATTCTTCAGGAGATAAACCTTTTGGCTCTGCTAGTGTTGGGTCATAGTCAGTAGGCAGTAAGCCGCTAGGCAAATAACCAACATCGCCACCATCTACATCCTCAAAACCTAATTCTAATTTAGCATTGATTTCGTTAAAAGATACGCCCATTGACCAAAGTTTGACAGCATCATCAACCTTGCCTGTATAGTTTTCTTGCAGTGCATCAACATTGGATGTGTCGTATTTAATGCGCCACTCAGGACCAAAATCAACAGCCAATGAAAGATTAAGTTTAGTTTCAATCTCATCTAACAATGGGATAATTGTGTCACGCCAAAAGATTTGACGGGCTGTTTCAATGTTAGCTAGTGTTGCGCTCTCATAGTTGCCTACCATTGGAGGCGGAACGCCATAAGCTGAACAGATTTCATCACGAACAAACTTGCGTGAATTAATAAAGTCTAGTTCTGCGGCACTTGTATTTAATGGAGTTGCTTTTGCGCTAGAAAATAAAGCTCTGCGAGCATTGGCTGAACCTGATTGAGCATTATTATAAATTTCACGCATCTGCGCTACTTGCTCGGCAGTTGCATCAGGCGGCACTTCAAAATGAATATCAGATAAACCACGATTCTGAAGTGATACTTTTTGGAAGCGTTCTGCTTCGTTATCAATATCAACCGCTTGCGCTACGCTCATCAAAGGTGCAACGCCAAAATATAAATTAGATGGGTCAGGATATAAAAACTGAATCATATCTTCAGGCGGAATCTTTTTTTGCCCATAGCCTGTATAGATATATTCTTTAACGAGCCTAATAGTATCAGGCTCAACACGAATTTGATTAGGCATTAATACCCAAAGTTCACGAGGGAGATTGCCTGCGCCTGCACGCACTTTTGAAATAAAACTATTGCCTGAAAGGTCTAAATGCTGAACAACATATTTAAAGAACAACGCTCTATCCATATCAGGATTTGGGCGGTCTAATAGTTTTTGCAGGTCTGAACTTGGCTCATGTTGCCAACCATCAGCAACTTTGCGCTCTGCTTTCCAAGGCACTGAAGCGACAGAGCTTGCTCTAAGTTTTACGCAAGCAAATACCCATGTTGAATTCTTATAACCCTCTTTGATTGCAAGGTCTGTGTTCCAGTTATTAAATCTAGGAGCAGAGCCATATTGGGCTACTAATAATTGAGGAGCAGAATAAGATTTTTGCTCTGTTTGTCTATTTAAAAATTTATCTAGTATTCCCATTATGCCCATTCCATAATCATATTTTTTGCAGGTTTAATCAAAGGCTGTGCGCCATAACGAATCGCATCCCAACAATGGTTATGAGCATCTATTAGAACTGGTAATACATCTCCAGTCAATCTATCAGTCTTATATTGCCAAAGTCGAGCTTCATCAATCGTATGCTTGCACTCAGGATGAATGATAATCTTTTCTAGACCACGAAGCCAACTAATTCCATCCTCAACACTGCCTGCCCACTTCTTAGCCGCCTCACATCTTGGATAACCATGCCGCCTTAAATGCGAAATAATCTCAGGTCTTGCGTTATCTGCCCTAATAGTATATTTGCTTGAATCAGGTATGCTTTCAAATAGGTTAGGCAAATCGACAGTTTCAACGCCTAAGCCATAAGCCTCACGCCTGATATACATAGTTCGTTCCTTAATAAAGAACTGCACTAATACAGTTGGGTCAGTCGCAAAACCCCAGTCAGCACCCAAATAAGGAAAGCCAAGGTCTGCCTCATCAAATGTATCAATAATCCATTTATTAGACAAGACCTGTGAATCGCTATGCTTAATTGTTTCGCCTTCCCATACATGGGCATAAGCATCAGGGTCTACTCTTGCTAAATAGTCTTTTTCTTTTCTAAGCGTTTCAGGAAACCAAGGATTATCACGCCATGAAACCCTTTGCACGATTGAATCGTCAGGTGGATTTAATACGAACTTTTGATAAGTTGGGTCATGCGCATCAGCAGGGTTAAATGAAATCCATATTTCGGAGTTCTCTTTACGAATGGTCGGAACCAATATCTCCCAACTGTCAGCACTTACCTTCTCAGCTTCCTCAATCCAAGCGTAATCAATGCCTTCTAAGGATTTAATCTTGTTGGCGTTATGCCTTAGACCCTCAAATAGGAATAAGCTCCCATTAATCCCACGCACTTCATTATTAACTGTCGTGAAATGTGCAGATAACCCCATTCTTTCAATCTGGTCACATAATAGTCTGTGAACGGAATCTTTAATTGAAGTTTGTAGTTCACGAGCACATAGCACCCTAATAGTTCTATTGTGAGCAATTGTTAGCAATGCTCTAGCAAAGTTCCATGACTTAGCAGAGCCACGGCCACCATAATAAGTCTTATATCGGCTAGGTCTAAACAAAGCCTGATATTTTCTTGGGAACTCTACTCTTGCCATTAGTCTACGAAGTGAACATCTAGCACAGGGACTAAAGGTTGTCCGTTTACCCCAGTATGCTCATTATTAGAAGTGCTAACCCCTAGAGCTAATCGTCCAATTTTTTGTGCAGATTCTGCCGAACTTGCTAATCTTCTAAGTTCAGATGAGCTTAATGGAATACCAGTAGCCATTGCATCATTAATATGTTTTGCTATTTGGGCTCTAATAGCTTTTGCTATTTTTAAATCCTGCTCATTAAACTCTATTAGCTCTTTAGCACGCTTTTCTGCTAACTCTGCATCAGCTTTTGCTAATACTTCTGCCGACAGCTTCCGTCTTGCATCCGTCCATGATTCTCTGCCTGCTCTTTTTTCTATTGCATCTTCAGAGTGGCCATACTTTTCAGCAAGCTCTCTAATAGTTATATTTGAGGAAACATACTCCATGCGGAGCTTTTCCCATTCTTTGTCGCTTATTAGTGATTTAGCCATGTTTATCTTCCAAGCACTTACCGCATTTCCATCGGAATGTTAGTTTGTCCTCACTTGTTATATTCTTTCCTCCAAAGTCAGGCATCCATCTCATACATGATACGCAGAATTTCATGCCTTGCTTTGACTGATGTTTGTTTGTGTGAATCAATTTGCTTTTGCCAATCTCATATTTTCAATTCTTTTACATTTATTAGAGCACTTACAATGTGGTTCTATTTGCCATGTGCCTAAATCTCCATATTTTTTAATTCTATCTGCCAATTGTTTTCTAAGATATTTGCATGGTTCGTCCATCAATATTTGATTTCTACAAAATTTACAACTCATATCATATACAGCAATAGTATTACATGATTTGCAGTTGCTCATTTTTTAATCTTTTTTAGATTCATCCCATATTCGTTTGGCTTTTTAGGAATTTCTATGTCTTCCTTGCGGATGAGCTTTTGTTTTTTAAATGGTGTGTAGTCTACATGGTGATGATAGCGATTAAATTTCCAAACCAATTTAGATACATCAGGATGGACTTTAACTTGCATTTGAGACTTTGCTAATGTTCCTGTGTCGGCATACTTTTGACCTGCTTGAACTGTTCCTTCTGCGTGATAAAACTCTTGAGTATTACCACCGCCAATAGTTTGAGTTGGCATTTTCTGTTGTAGAAAAGCGTTAAATTGAACTGTGCACCATCCTGCTTTAAGCATATCTAACGATATAATAGTATCTTCGTTATATCTTCCACGCCATCTAAACGCTAAGTCATTACGGATTAGATTGCATGAGTAAATCCTTGTATTCATAATAAAAGGAGGTTGTTTTACTCTAGCAGGCGCAAACATATAATAGTTTGGTCCTGCCATTGCAATATTTTTATATCTCAATACAAAATCTTCCATCGCTTTAAATATTGACCCGTTACTGACTTTGACTTTTTCGTTTTTATTTAAGCGTCTAAATGAAGTGATGTTGTCATCCATAACCCAATGCCAAGCAAAACCATTTTTAATAGAATGGTCCCATGCGAAATTACGAGCCGGACCTGGCCCTGTGCTTTTAGTCAATCCAAAGTCATCACATAGCTCATACTTATCTTTATATGACATATCCAAAGGTAGAATCGTTGCCAATAGATTCATATTTTTTACTGCTCGTTGATAGTCATCTACCTGTTGTGGCTCTACGACAATAAAATGCTTAACTCCAAGCTCAGTCAAAACTTTGCTTGTAATCATGTATTCATGCCTTCCCTTACTAGGGATATACAATGGAAACTGCGGATTTAAGCTCATTTTTAATAACGCTTTGATTCTGTATCCATGTCTTGTTGTTCAGGATACCAAATTGACTTTGTTTTATCCGTATGGCCTTGACCTATGATGCTAAAAAATTCTGCCGCATCATCATTATTTTCAAAATGAACTATTACATGACGGAATGATGTTTTATCTGGTTGGTTAAATTCAGGCATACCTTCCCATTCAGCATTAGGGTCAGTTTCGCCATTCTCTTTATCTAGCTCAATATTTGCAATTTCACCGCCATTAAATCCAGTCAAATCCAAATCAAAATCTAATTCACGCAATTGCTCAAACTCTACCTTTAGCAATTCTTCATCCCATGTGGAATTTAGAGCAATTTTATTGTCAGCAAGAATGTAAGCCTTTTTTTGAGCTTCTGACAGGTTTGTTAATCTAATACAAGGGACTTTATCTATTTCAAGTTTTTTAGCCGCCATGACCCTGCCATGACCTGCAATTAGCCCATTGTCTGCATCTATTAGGACTGGATTATTAAATCCAAACTCTTTAATAGAGCTTGCAATTTGTGTTACCTGTTCTTCAGAGTGAACTCTTGCATTTAAAGCATATGGAATTAGTTTTTCAACATCAATTTGCTCAATTTTCATTCGCTACCTCTACAACTGGTTGAGGTTTTGGCAATTTAGTTTCGTGATATGTATATACAAAAACTTGCTTGCGCCCTTTAGGGTTTTTATTAGCGACTGTTTCCCTTGTCAAATAACGATTAGCTCGCAAGTATGATAAAGCCATACTGATTTGCGTTGCCTTTAGTTCAGGGTGATATTTATTAATGTCTGCAAGCGTTAGCGGTTTTTGTTCACGCTTAAACAATGCTCGCACTTTTGATGCGGCATTGCTTGAAGTATTTTGTTCCATTTTATGCTCCTGTGAGTAGTTACAAGAGCATAATACATTAGATTTACATCTATGACAATTTGCTCAATTTATAAGGTTTGCACCATTCGCCAACATTAATAGAGTAATAGTAAGCAGTTTCAAAATAATCAACCATAGCATCTGACTTGTCATACCAATCAGCAGAGCGCATAGCCTCATCAATTTTGCATAATACTTCTGCTACATTTCCGCTAAAATGGTTTTTAATCCAATAATTGTTAATCTGCAAATAATCTCTATCAGCAATTTGGCTATTTGTTTCTTGCCAGTTTCCAATAAAATCAATATCGCCTTCACGAATTGTCATAATAATCTTACTGTGATGTGCAACCTTTAGCGAATATTTTAAATTGTAGCCCTTTAAAACCTGCTTTAATGTTGCGGCAATTTTTGCTTTCTTTTCTTGATTCATCCAAGCCATGATGTTTTACCTTTCGTGTGATTAGTAGTTGCGTGCTTTAACTGCTACTGCCTCTAATACCTCTACTGCTTGCTCATCTAATACGCAGTTTTCTAATACAAACTCGATAGCTCTAAGCATATCAGGAGCATTAGCTAATAAGTTTGCTAGTTGCTTGCAGTCTGGAGTTAAGCCACATGGTAATTCTGCAACAGTTGAACCTGATGTAGGTCTGCGAACTTCGTAACGGATACCTTTGCGGTCTGCTACTACTTCGAAAACTTCTTCTGATGCGTTATATGTTTCTTGCTTAATAAAAGAGTTTGGAGTGATTTTCATTTTTTACTACCTTTCGTATGTGTGTTTGTATAAGTAACATCATATAGTGATTAAGCACTTTGTAAACACTTTTTTATAAGTATTTTTAAATATTTTTAACCTAATACAATCAAGTATTTATCAGTCTAAATACCCTACAAATGCTTAGGGTTATTATATTTTTTATATAAAAAGGTGGGTGGGAAACCACACGAAAGTCAGCTTTGCGCTGAAGTAGCAGATTTTTGGGTATGCCATCCCCGAATCCCACCCAAAGAGGGTTATCTACCGCAACCGCACAACATCTTGCCATTAGGCATTGGCGTGCAACCATAAGGTGCATATGGTGGGCAAGCGGCTGATACTGCAAATGATGCTGTTAATAATACTGCAAAAAGTGCTTTTTTCATTTTACTTCTCCTTCGTGGTTAAAAAATTAAAACGGAATATCGTCATCAATATCTGATAAGTTTGGAGGTGGTGTTTGTGTTTTAGGTGCACTAGGGCTTGATTCTGATTTACCACCTAACATTAACATTTGCTCTGCACGGATAACTGTCTTGTATTTTTCTACTCCATTGGCATCTGTCCATTTTTGGGTTTTTAGTGACCCTTCAATATAGACTTCTTTACCTTTAGTAAGATACTTTTCCATGATTTCGGCTAGTTTTCCAAATCCTGCAATGTTATGCCATTCAGTCACTTCTTTAAGCTCGCCACTGGTTTTGTCTTTGTATTTCTCGCTAGTAGCTATTGAGAAGTTTGCAACAGCATCACCACTAGGCAATCTACGAATTTCAGGGTCTTTACCTAAGCGACCTATTAATTGAACTTTATTTAATGAACCCATTATTTTCTTACTCCTATTCCTAAAAGACCTGCAATTATTAGCCATAGTGGCAACAGTTTTACTACAACACTAGCCCATAATAGTATTAAAACAGGCATAGACACCATTTCTAAAAATACCTCAATAGTCATGGCAATTCCTTTATATATTTTTCTACATCCGCTAAGAATCTAGTCACTTCAGATTGCATTTCAGCAATCAATTCCTCATCTCTTTGCACTCTAGTGACAAAAAGTTTTAAGCTGTCTTTTTTAATTCTAGGGTCATAAGATACAAAGTCGCACCATTTCCTATCTGTAACCCATAGCTGACATTGAATTTGCTTGTAATACTCATTAGGGCATTTATTTTCTTTAATGTATGACAGGTGTGTAGTCGTATTAGGGCATTTAATTTCAACAAGGCCATCTTCTGCAACTAGACCATCAGGCGATACTCCAAGCCATTTAATTGTTGGGTGTTTATGAAATCCTGTCTTCGTGACAAATGTTTCACATGAAACCTCGTATTCCATTCTTGCATATGGCTCTGTATTAGTTCCGTGCTCCATACTTGCACTTGTAAATCCTTCGCCAACATCTTGCGTTAAACGCTCTGCAACAATTTTTTCTAAATACGATTGTCTTGTTTTCCCTGCTCCTTTTGCCATAAGAGCAGAAATTCCACTAGCAGATACATGACCAAGTTTTGCAAGCCTCCATTCAGTAGACCCTTGCTCTAAATTAATTGCGTCTTGTGTAATCATTTATTTCTAACTTTCATCATTACATCAGCGTATTTATAAGATAAATTTGCAACTTGTTCAGGAGTTCTTTCAAATGTATTTATAAAAGATTGCATAGCTTTTGCGGCAAAATAATCTCGTAAATCCATCCCTGCAAATGGTGGCGTGATTTTAGGAGTAATTTCACCATCTATAAATTCAACTATCTCGTTATGTGGAAATGCTTTCATCTTCCATCCTTTTTATAAATTGCATAGGCTACCAATAAAATTAGTAGGCCAACTGCCATAATGTCTAAGCCAGTAATCATCATCCGAATGTCACTTCTAATAAGCTAGCCATAATTTCTATTTGGTCTGCAATCCAATCTCCTGCGCAATCATCAAAATATTCCCAAGGTTGCAACTCATCACTCCATTCGTTTTCTCTGACATAGTAAATAATGTCATCAAAGCTCATATTTTCAGGATAGAAAACAAGGTAATGCGCTACTGCAAATGCAAGTGCTTTTTGTCTAAGTTCTGTCATATTTTTCCTTTCGTGTGATAAGTATTATAGACTATTTGGTTTCCTCTAGATGCAATCTCAATGCTTTTAAAAACTTAGCACATTCATTGCTTGCTAGAGTTGCCATTTTTAATGCTTGCTCTCCTTTTCCAGTTGCAATGCTTAGTGCGTATGATTCATTTAATGCTGCTTTAGCATTTTGATAATGTTCTGCGTAATCTTCTAAATTGTTCTCTTGCATGAGTAAACCTCTTTTCCTATTCTGAATTTTTCTAAATAACTGCAATCATTTTTAATGTTATAAATTGCACTCTGCTCACCTACTACTAATCCAACTAATCCAAACAATCCCATTAAAATTGCTTTGTTAAGCATATTTGAGCCCTTTGTAGTGATAGACTGCCCATCGCTTGCTTTCGTTTTGAACCATTTGTGTATGAATATCATAGCCATAATCCTTTAGTTGATGAATAACTGCGGCAAGTCTAGTCGCTCCATAAAGCTCAATAGCTTCCCAAGATGTGATTTTCTTTTTCTTTTGTAAGTGCAATAAAATTAAATTAATTTGAGTTTTCATTTTTTTACTCCTTTGTTAAGGTCACTTAAATAATTATTTGCTTTCGCAGTAAGGGTTAAAACCTTTGTGCGCTTATCTGTTTTAGTTGGGATGCTTTTAATTAAGCCTGATTCAATGCTTTTCATAATAGCTCTATGAACTGTTGCTAAACACGCTATTCTTTTATGCTTTGCCAAATCTAGCACTCTAGTGACAGTCATTTCTTCATCAAAAGTTGCTAGCACTCCAATAATGAAGCATTGATATTCATTAACTCCATATATCTCACGAATATTGTTAATCGTATATCCGTTAATCATTTTCTTCTTCCTCTAAATAATCTAAAAATTGTTCAATTTCCATAATAGTTCCTTGTGGTAAATCAGTAGCGACTGACTGTTCTTCTCCGTCATCCCAAGTCGCTACTAAGTCCCATTTAATTATTTTCTTCATGCTTGCTCCTGCTCTTCCGGTGCATTAGGTTTGATTGCTAATAGTTCTGTCTTGCGCTTGTCTTTTTCTTTTTCTAGCTCTAATTGTTTTGCAGGATTATTAGCAAATGCTTTATATGCCATCTTCCACTTGATTTGTAAGTCATCTAATGAAGTGGCCTCTAAAATTTGATTACGATAAGGGTATGTATCAATTACATCTATTGCATCTGATGGCAAATCCTCACCGCTATATATGTATATCGCTAAACCGAACATTGCTAGATTCTTAACAAGGCATCTCATAATTGCTTTATTAACATCTGTCATTGAAAATGCTTCACATAACTTATCACCGTTTCTAGTTTTATAAGTATATGCCTCGTGCTTCATGGCCTTATTAGCTCCATCCATAACTGGCAACCACATCTCGTGAGTAATATCATCTGCTGTCACCTTTGTGTAAACCATTGCACCTGCGTGGCTTTCAAAATAAGGCAATCCGTTATTTGGATTTTTAATAATTTCATAAGTTGCTTGCGGATAATTCTGTTTAAAAATATCCCACGCCCAAGACCAAGATAAGTATGACAGTCCATTCTTCTTTTCTATGTGACTGCTTACATCTAATTTTCTTAAATCTAAATATTTGCTCATTTGTATTCCTTTCGTGTTGTTAATTTATACCAAGCCAATCGGATTGATAGAGAAGTATTATAACCCCAATTCTTATACATTTTAAAAAATCTATAAAATTTAACCACTTTAATCTCCAATTAAATCAATGATTGAATCTATTTCTTGTTTGCATAGGTGCTTCATAATAGCTAGCATTTCCTCATCATCTCCTTTGATATATGAGCGCAATAACAATCCTGATTTCTCATAAACCTTATCTCCAAGGTCGTTGCTATCAAATGGACTTGTATGATAGTTATTTAATGCGCCATAACTAAGTTTTGTATTGTTAAGAATTGCATCACATACCTGTTCGTGCAAATCTTCGTAATCGTCAAACTGTGATTCGTGAGCATCTGCTAATTTTTCTAAATAATCTAGCTTCATATTAAAATCCCCCTGTGCGTAAGATATAAACAACTGCTAAAAGACTTCCTCCTGCTAATCCGAATAATCCTGCTAATATTGTGTCTTTCATTTTGTTTCCTTTCGTGTGTGTATAAATAACACTATAAAGAAGTATTACAGTAATGTAAACACTTTTTTATAACTTTTTTTAAATATTTTTTAGCTTTACAAAACATATACTTAACAGCATAATCATACAACTAATACATTTTTTATAGAAAAATTATGATAATTCTTAATCTAAACTATCCTCCATCAGTCAATACATACTGGGGCTTTCATGGGCATAGGCGTTATCTAACACCTAAGGCCAACCAATTTAAAGCTCATGTATCAGAGCAAGTAATTGAAACTTGCACGCCTAAGCTAGGAAAATCAAGAATAGAAATGACGATTACGCTTTGCCCACCTGATAAGCGCACTAGGGATTTAGACAATAATTTAAAAAGCCTAATAGATGCTATTTGTCAGGCAGGTGTCTTTGATGATGATGAGCAAATAGATGTATTAATGGTTCAGCGTGGAGAGATATGCAAAGGCGGTAGAGCAGTCGTAATGATTGAAACTTTACCACCACGATAAAGTGTGTATATAATCAATTATCTCTTGGTGGAGATATTACAATCGGCAAGCCTTAGACAACACTCTGCTAGTGCCGACTAGTCCACCAACACCTTAACAGGTGAGAGTGTTGTCTAGGGCTTTTTTTATTGGAGTTTTATGCACTACTACCAACACCATATAGGTGATTTTATAAAAGCTACATCAAGGCTAACCGATAGCCAAGCCATGGCTTACCTAAGATTGATTTGGATGTATTACGATAAAGATGGAGTTGTTAAGAACGACCCAGAGCAAATAGCTTTCCAAATAGGTTCTGATTCTCAAACTGTAACGCTAATTATAAAAACATATTTTGAGATTGCAGACGGATACCTAAAACAATCAAGATGCGACAAAGAGCTCGAGGGATATTTAAACAAATCAAAAGGTGGAAAGCTAGGTGCAGAAAAGCGTTGGAAAAATAAAAAATCTGATAGCTTACCTATAACTATGCCTATGCCAACCCAATGCGACCCTAATGCTAACCAAGAACCAATAACCAATAACCAAAAAAAGAATATATATATTCCATTAGATGTTGATGAGAATGACTTTAAAGAATATTTAAAAGTTCGAAAGAAGCATAAAAAAGAATGGACAGAGAGAATAGAAAATAGAGTAAGAGCCGAAGGCCAAAAGCTAGGTTGGAATTTACAAAAGGTTATCACCTACTGTTTAGAAAAGCAGTGGGCAAACTTTGAAGCAGATTGGGTGAAAGATAAACCTACATCTATTACAAATTCACTAGATAATAGAATGGGTGGAGCTAGAGCTATTTTTGGAGATGAAAGGATTTTAAATGACAGAGCAGATGACTATAAAAAGATTGCCTGATACTTGGGTTCAAAAGATATTCGCTACTATGCAGGCTTACTACGGAAATAGGTTTATCAATATGTGGTGCACAAAACAGCTTCTGCCTGATGGTAGAGATGCAGGAATGGTTAATGCTATGCAGATGTGGGGAGAAAGACTAGCTTCATATTACGATAAGCCAGAGGTGCTTAAAAAGGTTTTGGATTGCCTTCCTTCAGAGCCACCTAATCTTCCTCAATTCATGGATTTATTAAAAAATTGTTATGTTCCATCTAATACTTTGCAAATTACAGATACTATAACAGAAGAACAAAAAGCAAAGAATAGAAAAAGAATCCAAGAACTATTACAGAATGTTTGCAAAAAGGTCTAGAGATGAAAAGAAATTATTTGCTAACTGAAACTAATCGTCTAGATATTGTGGAATTAATTAGGCAAACTCCGAATAATTGGATTCTTGAAATTCGCTCTCCTGACAGAACTGCGGCACAAAATAGATTCTATTGGGCAACTCTTAGGCAAATTAGTGAATGGGTAAAGCCTGAAAGAAAAAAATATGACCCTAATGTTTGGCACTCTTATATGAAAGAGTTATTTTTAAGGAATGAGTGGATTGAATTGCCTAATGGAGAATTATTAGAGGCTGAAAAAACGACAACCAATTTAACAAAGCATGAGTTTTCAGATTATGTGACTAGCGTTCTGGCATGGGCTAATGAAAATGGAGTTCGTTGGTCAGATGAAATGATTAATGCTTATAACGATACGGAGATGAAAAAATGAAAGATATATTAGCGTTTTTAATTGGCTTTGCGCTATGCGCATTTACATTTTGGCTGTTTGGATTTGACTTTGATAAGCGAGGACCTGATTTAGGATTTAGCTTCATCATGTCAATTGGCAGTGGAGCTTTTTCTTTAACATCTTATCAACTGCATAAAGCGAGTTAAAAATGAATAAATGCCCACCTTGTCATGGCGATTGCAATCAGGGAAGAACCTGCAACGCAGAGCCAACCATTGCGACATTAATGCTTGAGGTCAATAGATTATCAGTAGAGTTAGAAAAAGAAAAAGCCAAGATTGGAGTCTTGGCTAATTCATGTCCAGATAACTGCTTTAATAAAACCGCACACTTAGATTCTAGTTTATCACAAGAACCTGTTGCATGGTGGGATGGCAACCCTAAAAATGCCATTGGTATTTCCAAAATAAAAGAATGTGATGATTGGCAACCTCTCTACACCGCACCAAGAGAGTTAAGTGATGAGGAAATAAGAGAAGTTGCTAAAAAACATTTAGGTCACAGTATGGGGTTATTAAATTGGCATAGCTTTGCTAAAGCAATACTAAAGAAAGCGAGTGAGAAATGATTGAAAGTACATTGCTTTTATTAACAAAGTTTGTTTCAGAACTAAATTTAGGCATATTGGTTTTAATTTGTATTTTCTTGGCAATAAAGAAAGCGAGTGAGAAATGAAACAAAAAATAAAACTTGGATGGACTTGTTGTGATGATTGTCATTCTTGGCATTCAAATAAAGCGTTTGCATACCTGCATTATTTATTAATAAAACTAAATAAAACTAATGAGAAATAATAAATGTATCGCAATAAAACACTCTTAGAAATTGCTCGCACCGCCAATACCTGCGGCATATGCAAAAAACATAATGACGGAACTATTGTTGCGGCACATTCAAATCAATTGCGTGATGGCAAGGGCATAGGATTAAAGGCGCATGACTATCGAATAGCCGCTTTATGTTTTACCTGCCACGCTGAACTTGACCAAGGTAAAAATTGGAGCAGGGAAGAACGAGAGCAAAAATGGGAAGAAGCTCATCGAGCTTTTATTGGATGGCTATTTGAAAACGACCACATCAGAATATTATGAGCAAACTAACTGGCAATGATTTATTAGATGCAATTGTTAAGCAATTAAAACGCACGCCAATGAATCGACTTCAATTAATGGAGCATTTTAATAAAGGCAAAACCTGTATTATTGTGAGCTTGAAAAAGTTAAAAGAACAAAAGCGAATTCACATCTATGAATATCAAATGGACTTTCATAGAAAAACTCCTATTTATGGATGCGGCAATTTCAAAGATGCAGTTTACGAAAAGCCATGCGATTCAGAGCGACAGCGTTTATATCGTGAAAAAGTAAAAGCAAGAAAATATCAAGCAATTACTCAACGAGTAAAAAATAAAACAATCAATCATCACGAATTAATTAAATGGGTTTTTAAGTGTCAATCATCAAACATAATGAATTAAGAAAAACAGTATTTAGTAGACCATTCGTTACCTGTTGCCGCCTTGAATATATTTTAGAACTTATCAATGAGCATAAAGTTATCAAGCAAGCGACAATTCAAAATATTATTTTGCAAGAGCGAGTAGCAGGCAATACTATCAGAGGCGATTTAGTGCCATATTTAAAAGGACTTGTCAGCGTTTACAGTTTAAGACCGCCAACCGCTAAAAAAGCGCAACCAGTAGTCACGCTAACAGAAATGGGAGTTGATTATTTAATGCGAGTGAAAGAGTGCTACAACAACTAAGGCGTTCTCACTTCCGTTACCTCTGATAGCCAAGGAGACAAGTGGCATTTCAGAACCTTAGTGTTGTCCTTTTATGCTGAATGATATTCAGCTTCGGTCAGGATGCCTGCCTTGTATTTGTTTTCAGGTTTGAAGATTGTGAGCTTTTGCATACGCATTTCAGGAGCAAAACTAATGTGCATCCAACGACCAAACTCATGAATCATCTGGTCAAACTTAATATTTGAGTTTTCAACCAATTTGCAGATTTCATATGGGCTAAGTTTTGATGAACTGCAATCAATAGCCCAACCATCCATATGACTTGAAATCTTGCTACCGCCTACCGCCACATTGACTTCAGGCAATCGAAGCCATGAGTTAATACGCAACGGACCAGTCAATGCTCGAACTTGCTCCATGCCTATTGCCGCTAATCTCATGTTTTCTAACTGCGCCTCACTCGGCTGATTATTAATTCCAAGACGAATAGCTGTTTCAGAATATGTTGCCTCATCTAATGTGAAATGTTCACTTAAACTCATTTCATGCCTTTCATAAGTTCTGTTTTATCTTGGCTAGATTTACTAGAGCCTCGATGGAAATTTACAACTGTTCCGCATAAAGTAAGCAATGAACCAAAAGCCATATATGCAAGTTCTTTATTTTCAGGCGGGACACCTGCACCAAATAATCTATGTGTCATATACATAGTTGCTAAAACAATAATGTAGTCCAAGACATAGCCAGTGTTTTTAGCAATCCATGATGCGGCACTAGATAATTGAAGCTCAGTATTCATTTTGCGAGCATCAGCAGTATTCGCATTATGAGCTTTTAATTCCTCAACTTTAATCTCTTGCAACTTAGCCAACTGTTCAGGCGTTGCAGATTGAAGCGCAGTAGTCACCGCATCAACTGTCGGCTCTACTCCGAACTGTTTTGCAATTTGTGACACTGCCGCACCTGCAAGCGGACCGCCAAGAGCAGTCGCTACGCTAGGTGCATAGTCTTTGACTAAATCAAGAAGTTTGTCCATCTTTTTCCTTTTCATCATCGACTTTGCCAATTTTACGACCTGCAATGCCGCCAAGTGTTCCGATTGACATATATGCAACTGCTTTCAGAATTTCTAAAAAGATGCCATCAATAGGAGCTAACTCCATCTTTTGTTCTTCAAATGCAACCGCCCACAAAACGCCAAGAGCGATAACAAAAAGCATTGTTGATAGGATTACTACGATAAATGCCCAAATGCGAATTTCAATTTCTTCAGATGTCATGCGTGCCATATTAGTTTCCTGCGAGTGGGTTTGATAATGCTTTTTGAATACTGATATTTGTATCTGCCTTAAATTGTTTAAGCTCTTGCTCTTGCTCTCGGCGTGCCTGCTTAGTATCACGCTCAACTTGGTCCACGACTTTTTCAAGTTTACGAATATCTGCTTTAAGGTCATTTTTAATATCACGAGTGTAGTCGTTGGTCTTAGTTGATGTTTCCTCAACCAATGCCAAACGAGTTTCCAATGGAGCTAAATCAGGCGCAACATAATTATTGACCTTCTTTTTAAATGCCACATCTTCAGCATACCAAGTAAACGCACCCCATAATGAACCGCCAAGAATAGGAGCAACTGTGATAATAATTGCCAATAATTTATTTGAATATTTGACTTTATAACCGCCAACGCTGAACTCAAATTGTTTTGGCTCGTCAGGTTTTTTATCTTCGCCACTGCTCATCGACTAATTCCTTATGTAATATATCTTGTTTGTAGTTCAACAAACGATTAACTCTTGCATTATCTTTGATTGCTATATTTTTAGACAAGAGTTTTGCATAGGCTGTATCTAGTATTACTGGCGCATCTTGTGTCTTAATAGCGACTGCTTGTGTAATAGTTGGCGCATTTTTAGCCATTTCATTTTTAGGCATCTCCTTTTTTTCTATTTTTTGAGCAACAACCTCAGTCTTTTTCTCAGTTGGCTTAGGCAATTCTTTTGCAGGTTCTTGTTTTGTTGTTTGTAATACTTCAGGTTTTTTAGTAATTACTTCGTTTACTGTTTTATCTGCAACAAGTGGAGTTTCAATTGATACTGTTCCGCTATTGCTAACTTGAACGCTAATAGCTGTCGTTGATTGTGTTGGCGTGACTATGTTTGCCAAAGCATAAGCCTCTGCATAGCCTACGCAATTTCTATCATACAAAGGATTTAATGAGCATTGTTGCGTGAAATAAGCCTGAGCATAGCCATCGCAATCGCTTGCATACAAAGGGCTAAGCGTGCATTGATAGTCGTGATAAGCCTCAGCATAGTTAGGACACGCAGGGTCATATAAGGCATTGATTGAGCATTGCTGAGTGAAATATGCCTGAGCATAATTAGGGCAAGCAGGATTAGCCAATGGATTAATCACGCAAACATTCCCAGTCATTTCGACAATATAGCTCTTAGGCACATTATCAATAAATCCTTGACCATGATAGAACTGCGTATATTCGCCAAGTGATGTATCGCCTGTCATTCCTATTGTGACTGGTCGCCATGAATTAATATTGACCTTCTCATAGTGCATACCAATATATCCACTAGGTCTGATTTCAACTCCGAATGTGTTTAGATTTTGAGGTGCGCCAAATTCAGAAATATTTTCCCATTTATATCTTTGATATTGAGCAGTACCTTCAGTTAAAAATCTTCCTGAGTAATTTAGCAAGTCAGTTTGCAAAGGCATGATTGCAAAATTGAACGGACTGCCTTGCGTTCTAGTTAAATCAAAACCCGAACAGCACCAACTATTCCATTGTGGATTTAAAAAGCCAACAACACCATTCGAGAACATATAGCTCTCAGTGAATACTTGACCATAGAACGGAAATGGAAATTGCAATGGCACTCGCACATAGCCATCGTCAGATATTTGATGTTGTATGACTTCCGCTTTAGATGTGAGCAAAAAGAATGAAAGGCATATTGCAAATATTGCCTTGAGCATTTTTATGGCTTAGGAATTTTGTCAGGGTTAGCAATCCACAATTCTTTTGCTTCTAATCCAACCTTGCCATCATACGGGCAATATGTTCCTGAGTTCCACATTGATTCAAAAACACGACCATCACGACATAGATTAGCAACTGCCGCTGTCTTCATGCCCATGTCATATAGATTTTTTGATAACTTTAATAATTCGCAATTTTTATCTGTAACTGTGAAGCCAGTTGAAATGCCAATTATTTGAGTTTGCACTGAACCTGATACGCCAGTTGTGCAGATGTCATTATTGATGACTGTAATATTGGGAGATATTGCACTTGCAGGTGGAGATTTAACTGTTGTTTTGCTTGTTGAATCGGTTACTATTGGCTCTGCCATTGCGCAGGCAATCATGCCACCAAGTCCAAGTCCGATTAAAAAATAGGCAAGCGATTTCATTTATCTGCCTTTGTTTCGAGCTTATCAAATATGCGCTCTAATACTGCATCAATCTTATCCAGTCGAGCATTAACATCTTCTTTTTTCATGTATTGCTCAGGTAAACTAATCTGAACGGCTTTCAATTCTTTTGAAATTTCTTTTTGCGTATCTTGGACTGATTTAACCCACCAACCAATGAACGCTCCGATTACGCTTGTCAAAATTGCAATCACATTAATTAGAATTTGCCATTCCATCATAATTTCCAGTCGCTTCAAAAATTTTAAAGTTGTTAGCTAAACGCTCGTCACTAGGATTATGCTCAAAAGCGATTTTTGAGTAAAGCCTTGCATCATCTAATAGTCCTAATTTATATGCGGCAAAAGCTCCAAGGTCATAAGGCAATTCACTCCAAGCCTTCGGGTCAGATGTATATACAAATTGTCGCTCTGTAATACTTAGGCATTTTTTAATTGCTGAGTAGCACTCTGACCAATTGCCATAACGATAAGAATAATTCGCAAGGTCTAGCCAACCTTCACGAGTATTAGGTGCTTCAGCGCAGGCACGCATTAGCCATACATACGCATTGAAATTATCGCCAATAGCTTCATAAGACTGACCAAGCAAACGCATTGCATAGCTTCTTTCATAATCCCATGATGCTTTTGGCATATCGAGATATTCTTTTAAAGCTGTAATAGCTCTATCCCATTGACGAGTAAAAACTAATTCTCGAGCAAAATAAAAAGCATTGCGCTCACAATGAGTGTCTTCATGTTTTGCCAATTCAAGCAAAGGCATATATTGACCCCTGCTCTTAGTTTCATCGGGATAATGGCTCACTAATAATTTATCGGTCTGAACCCATTTTTCTTGTGTCCTATATTCTTTTGTAAGTGTTTCATGGCAAGGATGCTTCCAAAAATATCCATGTCTTGAATGTATTTTGTCAGAATAAAACTTGATGCCATTGGACCAGTCAAACATATAACGCATACGAGTTGCACCATTAGTCCAAACACGCTCTATTTCTTCACGCCATCCATCTTCAAGAACTTCATCCAAGTCCAAACAAATACAAACATCAATATCGGCAGGCAATAAAGCAAGCGAAGCATCTCTAGCTTTATCAAATCGCCAAGGTTTAATATTTATTTGAATGACAGTTGCGCCATGCTGTCTAGCGGTTACTTGTGTGCCATCATTAGAGCCCGTATCGGCAATAAGAATTAGGTCAGCATCTTTAGCTGAGTTGCAAAAGCGTTCAACAAATTTATTTTCATTTAACGCAATTGCATAGACCGCGATTTTCAATTTAAGACACCATGGATAAAAATAACTCTGAATTTTGGATATAGTTCTAATGTGAAAATCATACCGCTAATTTCTTCAGAATTAAATTGATTAATAATTTCAAGCTGAGTAAAAGACGCTTTTAGAGATGAACTAAAATCATTTTTAAATGTTTCATCATTAATTGGACTTATTGCATTAACAACTTCATTAATATCATTCTCATCTTCAATTCTTAATAAATCGAAAACAAAAAACTTTCCACCTTGTTTTCCATGCTTTTTAATTGCTTGCCAAAAATTAGATGGCTCTGCAAATTGATGCAACGCTAATGATGAAATAATTAAATCATATTTGTTATATAAAAGTTTATCAGATGGAATTGCTATTGTTGATAATGAAATATTAATTTGTGCAGGGACATTTCCCAATGCAACGGCAATCATTTTTGCAGAACCATCTACGCCATGAATATTGGCGTTAGGAAATAAATTACTTAATTCATTGTAATAGTTACATGGTCCGCAACCAATATCCAAAATATTTGCAGGGTTATAGGAAAGTTTGTTTAATTCTTCTATAAAAATATTTGCAAGAGGACTGTTTTTTGATGCGCTGTTATATAAATTAACAGAGGTATCATCAGTCATTAACTCAGTTTCAAGCACTCTTGGCATTTTTTATTTCCTCTAGGTAATTCATTGTCTTAGTTATATCAGCATACCCATCAATTACCAGAGCATCAGGATGAAATCGTTTAATTAAGTTTTCCTGCATTGGTCCAACTGTCTTGCCTTTCCATTGAGCCGCAACTGTTGTCGGAGTACCTTCTTTCCAATGTTGAATTGCAAACAAAGGGAATCCAATTTCTTCACCTTCAAGCCTAAACCCTGCACCATGTGATTGACCATTAATTAAAATCTTTGAGGCTATTGCGCTGTCTTTTATTAATCTTAATTTAATGACTTCCACATTCGGGTGCTCATGTAATGGGACTTTAGGTTCAGGATGTATTAAATATAATTCAACTTGAAATTGCCCATGCCTAAATAAACATATCGCAGTCGCATCATCTGATAAAAACACTTCAGGATTTTTTGGAATATTAATTGGCATATTGTTTTCCATATACCAATCGCAAAATGCTCCAACATTATCCCAAGTATCAGGAATATCTAATTGTTTAATTTGATAAGTTTTCATTGGCTTTAGCAATGTAAGTATCTAAAAGTTCTTGAGGCAATTGTGTCCCAAAACTTTCTTCACCATTTTCTATTTCATGCCCTTGTTCATTAACATTTGCACAATAGTAATGGTGCCCGTTTGTTTGAGCAAAATATAATGCTAAAGCATTTTCAATAATCTTAGCACCTACATCAGATTTGTTTTGTAGAAAATCATATTGCCCTGTTAGACAATTTAAAACACCGTGCTTTATTTTTATCATCCTAATCCACCATACCTATTGCCTGTTGCAGCCCAAGTAATTAACCAGTTACCGCTTACGGCTAATCCACCGCCACCGCCTGCTCCACCTGCATAAGTTGATGTAACCCCACTCGCTCCCGATGAACCCCAACCGCCGCCATTTCCGCCTCTGCCTGCTGTACTTGCACCTGCTCCACCTGCCCCCTCTCCACCTGAAGTTCCTGAACCGCCAGCGACCCCATTTCCACCAGTAGCCGTACCACCTGCACCACCCGATGAATTTGCTAAACCTGCCCTTCCACCGCCACCGCCACCGCCTCCATAAGCACCATAATTGTAT